TGTAAAAAACCAAAACGGTAGAGTATATCCAAAAGAAGAAATACAAAAGGCTGTTAAAAGTGTAACTGAAAGGTTGTCAAAAGGTGAAACTGTAATGGGTGAGTTAGATCATCCAGAAGAGTTACAAATTAACCTAGATAGAGTGAGTCATATCATTACAGATATGTCATGTGATGACTCAAATGGTTTAGGTAAACTAAAAATCATAGAAACACCTATGGGAAATATTGCAAAAGCATTATTACAATCAGGAGCAAAACTGGGCGTATCAAGTAGAGGTAGCGGAAACGTAAACGAAAGTGGACGAGTAAGCGACTTCGATATAGTAACAGTAGACATTGTGGCTCAGCCCAGTGCACCAGATGCCTTTCCTAAGACAATCTATGAAAGTTTATTTAACATGCGTGGCGGAGCAACATTGTTTGATACCGCTAGTGCATTAACACACGATAAAAGTGCAGAAAAACATTTAATGAAGGCTATCACTGGCTTCATTAATGAATTAAAAATAAAGTAGGAGACTACGATGGCAGTGAATTTTAAAGATCTACTTGAGAATGCGGAATTAACAGAAGACGTTAAATCTGCTCTTCAAGAAGCATGGGATTCTAGAATTTCAGAAGCCAGAGAAGAACTAACTGCAGAACTTAGAGAAGAATTTGCTCAAAGATACGATCATGACAAAGGTCAAATTGTTGAAGCAATGGACAAATTTATCTCAGAAAAAGTAGAAGCAGAGATTTCTTTAATAGCAGAAGAAAAAGATGCCCTAGCAGGTGATCGAGTTAAGTATCATAAAGCCATTAGTGAGCATGCCAAAGTGCTTGACAAATTTGTAACTGAAATGGTTGCAAAAGAAGTTAAAGAACTTAGAGCAGATAGAACAAGAACAAGTGAACATGTGACGAAATTAGATGATTTTGTTACTGAGCAACTTGCTAGTGAACTATCAGAGTTCCACGAAGATAAGAAATCTTTAGTAGAACAAAAAGTCAAAATGGTAAAAGAAGGCAAGAAGCAATTAGCAGAAGCCAAAAAAGACTTTATTAGAAAAGCGGCTGACAAAGTGGAAACAGTTGTCAACAAGACTATTACTAATGAAGTTAAATCTTTCCGTGATGATATTACTAAGGCTCGTGAAAACGACTTCGGTCGAAGAATTTTTGAAGCATTTGCAAATGAATTTAACGTAAGTTATCTGAATGAAGCAAAAGAAATCAAGAAAGTACAGAAACAAATCGCTGAGATGGAAACTAAACTTAATGAATCTAAGCAAATAATTGCTGAGAAAGAGGATGCAGTTAAATTAACTGAATCTAAGTTAAGAATAGCAGAAGATCAAATGAATCGTAAAGAAACATTAAATGATCTAATGGCACCACTTGGTAAAGAGAAGAAAGAAATCATGTCAGATTTACTTGAAAGTGTAAAAACTGAAAAACTGGAAGAGTCCTTTAATAAGTACTTACCTTCAGTTTTAGATGGAGATACACCAAGAGTGAAGAAGACGTTGTCAGAATCAGTTACTAGTGAATATACTGGTAATAAGGCGGCTGTAATAACTGCAGAAGCCGATGACAAAGCGGAAAATATCGTAGAAATTGATATGATCCGTAAATTAGCCGGACTTTCAAAATAACAGGAGTTAGAAATGGCAGAATTATTTGAAAGCAACTGGTCCGCAACTAAAGACGCTTTGCTTGAAGGCTTATCTGGAAACAGAAAATCTTCATTAGATGTGGTCCTCGAAAATACAAAGAGACATTTGTCAGAGGCCGCAACAGCAGGTGCCACAGGCGCAGGTTCAGTAGCAACATTAAACAAAGTTATGTTACCATTAATTAGAAGGGTTATGCCTTCTGTTATTGCTAACGAACTAGTAGGCGTTCAGCCTATGACTGGTCCAGTAGGACAAATCCACACACTAAGAGTCCGTTATGCGGAAACTGGTGGTGGAGCAACAGCAGGTGACGAGGCTTTAAGTCCTTTTAAACTTGCAGGTACCTATGCAGGTTCTCCAGATGCAACAGCATCTGCTGAAGGACAAGCAGGTAAAAAAATGTCAATCCAAATCTTAAAAGAAACTGTCGAAGCAAAGACAAGACGTTTAAGTGCTAGATGGACATTTGAAGCGGCGCAAGATGCAGAAGCAATGCATGGTGTAGACGTTGAAGCAGAAATTATGCAGGCTCTTGCACAAGAGATTGTAGTTGAAATCGACCAAGAAATTATCGGTTCACTAAGATCACTAGCAGGAACAGGCACAAATAACTTAGACTTTGGTTCTTTAAGTGGTCAGAGTGTGTATGTCGGTGATAGACATGCGGCATTGGCTATTGAGATCAACAGAAGTGCTAACAGAATCGCGGCTAGAACAAGACGTGGTGCTGGTAACTACATCGTTGTTTCTCCAGAAGCATTGACTGTTTTACAAAGTGCATCAACATCAACATTTGCTAGAACAACTGAAGGTTCTTTTGAAGCACCTACAAACACTAAGTTTGTTGGAACACTAAACGGAACAATCAGAGTATTTGCTGATAACTACGCGGCTGACGGTACAGACGTATTAGTAGGATACAAAGGTTCATCAGAAACTGATGCTCCAGCATTCTACTGTCCTTATATCCCATTAATGAGCACAGGTCCAGTTATGGATCCTGCTACATTTGAACCAGTAGTGTCATTTATGACAAGATATGGTTACAAAGAACTTACTAACACAGCAAGTTCATTGGGTAACGCGGCGGACTACGTTGATCACATTACGTTGCAAAACGTGTCCTTCCAGTAAGAACTAGTTCTTAACAGGAG